TAGGGTCAGGAGCTGGTAATACAATTGTTGTATGTGGAGCAACAGTTACATTGGGTAGATGTGGTGGTACAGTTGCTTTAGCATCAGGCGCATCACAAACAGGTTTTGGTAGAACAGGAACTGTAAATTGGCAAACAACAGTTAAAACAGGAGATTTTACTGGAGTGTCTGGTGAAGGATATTTTGTAAACACTACTTCAGGAACTGTAACTATGACTCTTCCTGGTTCACCTTCAGCTGGTGATATTGTTAGTGTAAAAGATTATGCTTTTACATTTAATTCTAATAATTTTATAATAAATAGAAACAGTTCTCCTATAGGAGGTGGTTCAGATTTTAATACATTAAATTATAGTACCAATGGAGCATTTTTAACTTTTATTTATGTAGATGGAACTAAAGGTTGGTTAGTTACAGACGACTCAAGTAATACTTCTTCTGCTACGAGTGCACTAATTGAAGCAACTGGAGGATGTGTTGCAACCGTTGATACAAATTATAAAGTTCATACATTTACAGGTCCGGGTACTTTTTGTGTTACAGCAGGAGGCGGAGCATTAGGAGTTGCAGATTATTTAGTTATCGCTGGTGGTGGATCTGGAGGTAGATGTGGTGGCGGTGGTGGTGGAGCTGGAGGTTTTAGAGAATCTCATATAGATGCTACATCAGGACCATATACAGCTAGTCCATTAGCAGTTGCTACTTCTTTACCTTTTAGTCAAGGAGCTTATGCAGTTGTTGTAGGAGGAGGTGGGAATGTTGCACCTCAATGTTGTACAGGACCTAGAAAAGGCACTAATTCATCTATTTCAACTATAACTTCCGCAGGTGGTGGTTATGGTGGTAATGCTTTTGGAAACGCGGGAGGACCTGGTGGTTCAGGTGGTGGAGGTGGTGGAGCTTATCCATGTACTCCAGCTGGTTCAGCAGGTGGAAATGGTAACGATCCAGCAACAGTTCCTTCACAAGGAAATAATGGTGGAACAGGTTCAACTTCACCTACATCGAGTAGACCACAAGAAACTGGTGGTGGCGGTGGAGCTGGTGCTGTTGGAGCAAATGCAGTAAATTCCACTTCTTCAGCAAATGGAGGTGATGGTGTTACAACAAATATAACAGGAAGTCCTGTTGCAAGAGCTGGCGGTGGCGGCGGTGGAACTTGGTCACCAAACGGTTGGGGAGCTGGTAGTCCAGTAGGATCTGGCGGCGCTGGTGGTGGAGGCAGTGGTGGAAGAAAAACTGGTCCAGGAGGAGCTCAAGAACCTGCATTAAATGGTACAGATGGAACAGTCAACACAGGTAGTGGTGGCGGTGGTGCAGGAAGACCTTATGCAGCAGCTGGTGGAACAAACGGTGCCGGTGGATCAGGTCTTGTAGTAATAAGGTACAAATTTCAATAGGTAAATTATGAGTGAAATAAAAGTAAATAAAATTAGTCCAAGAGCAGCATGTGGCACAACACAGTTAGGAGATAGTGGAGATACATTTACACTACCTTCAGGAGCTACAATAAATATTGCCTCTGGTGCAACTATAACTAACAATGGAACAGCAAATAATTTTGGAGCTGATGGCGCAGTTAACTGGCAAACAGGATCAATTAAAACTTCAACTTTTACCGCAACAAATGGTGAAGGTTATTTTGTAAATTCTGGAAGTGCATTAACTATGAATTTACCAGCCGGAAGTGCTGGTGCAATAGTTGCAGTTGCAGACTATGCAAGAAATTTTTCAACATATAATTTAACAATAAGTCCAAATGGTTCAGAAAAAATTGGTGGAGTTGCAGCGGATGCAAAATTAACTGTAGATGGTCAAGCAGCTACTTTAGTTTATGTAGATGCAACAAAAGGTTGGATTAACGTTCAAAATGCTGAAGATACAGAAACAGGTATCCCTCCATACATCGGAGCTACAGGTGGAACAGAAGCAACTTGTGGTAATTTTAAAACACATATTTTTACAGGACCAGGAACTTTTACAGTTAGTAGATTAGCAGTTTGTGCTGCAGATAACGTAGTAGATTATTTAGTAGTAGCTGGTGGTGGCGGTGGAGCAGGAGATGATGGTCCATCTGGTAGTAGCACTGGTGGTGGTGGAGGAGCTGGTGGTGTAAGAACTTTTCAATCAACTCCAACGACTAACCCTTTAAAAGCACCAGCTGGAGTTACATTAACAGTAGCAGCTTTTCCAATTGCAGTGGGTGGTGGTGGAACAGCAGGTCCAAAATCATCTCCTAATAAAGGTGGACAAGGTGTTGATTCAACTTTTTCAACAATTACTTCAGCAGGTGGTGGATTTGCTGTTAGTAATAATGGTTCTCCAACAAACGGTAATCCAGGTGGATCTGGAGGAGGAGCATATGCAGGTAATCCAGGTGGATCTGGAAATGATCCTCCTACAAATCCAGCTCAAGGAAATGATGCTGTAGCTAATCCAGGAACTGATGGTGGTACTGGTGGTGGCGGATTCGGAGGTGATTCTCCTGGTTCAGCACCAACAAACGCAGGAACTGCTGGTGGAATAGGAAGTTATGTTCCTGATGCCTTTATAGGTCCAACAGCACCTTCTTATGGAACTCCTGGACCAGTTTCTAATACAAGATATTTTGGTGGTGGTGGAGGTGGCGGTGGCCACAATGCTGCTGGTGGAGCAGGTGGAGCAGGTGGTGGAGCAACCGGAGCAAATTCATATGGACCAGGTGGAGCAGGTGATCCTGCACCTTCAGGAACAGATAATACCGGCGGTGGCGGTGGTGGTTTAGGCGCTGCAGCTCCAGGTGGAGAAAACGGCGGGGCTGGAGGATCAGGTATAGTAATGATAAGATATAGATTTCAATAGTTGAATGATAATTAAAATTAATATATAAGGAGAAACATTATG